ATGCAACGGATACAGCCGGGAAAAATCCCCATTTATGATTACTGCCAAACTTGGAAGACGCATCCCCACGGGCATTCACCGTAAGGATATATCGATCATCATACGTATAATTCACGCGCCCCATAAAAGAAACCAAACGAGGGTCTTCGTAGTAGGAATTAGTTCCATCCCACGGACGAATGGCACCTCCCTGAAGATTATCATAACCTAATTTGTCATTACTGAAATTTGTAACTGTAGTATAAAATCCGGAATATTTGTCTTTCTGTATCTCTGCTAGTCCTAAAACGTCAAAGAAGTGTTTCCTCCATTCTTTTTTATAAGACAGCATCAGGTTACCCAGCAATGATTCCATTTTCTTGTCTCCTCTGTATGCCTGCCCTTGTGCCCAGACAGCAACAGGCAGATACTGCGCATTTTCTACTACATTATATGTATAGGAACCGAAAAAAGTCAGTTTCCATGCTTCGGCCAGATTGAATGTCAACCGGGCATGCGTACTGATATGCGATGTAGCATTCTTGTCTTTCACATCCATCCATGCCAACGGATGTGATAACTGGCTGGCATAAGCATATCCATCCCAGCTACCGGTCTCCGGATTCTTGTGATTCGGGAAAGTAGGATTATACGAAGCAGCAGAATAGAATACTTTGTGCAGATTCACCAGATTACGTTCCTTCTGTACGGAACCAAACATACCAAGATCACATTTAAGAAAATTATCGAATACATACTGTGTCATATTCATATTCGATGTGAAGTTCTGCAACTTTTCATTGACAATCACTCCTTCACGATTCATTAGAGCGAGTGAAACACGATAATTGGAAGTATTCGTTCCTCCCGAAAACGCGATATGATGATTATGCTGTAATCCCGTTTGCTCGATCTCTTTCTGGAAATCTGTATTGTTTCCCATATCCAAAATTGAGATGCCACGCTCCTGAGCCAATGTCCGGAATTCATTTCCATTGAGCATCCTCACTGTTTTATAGCTCGAGGCAATGCCGAAACTTCCATTATAGTTAACGCTTGTACGTCCGCTGACACCTTTTTTTGTAGTAATCTCAATCACACCCGATGCTCCGCGCGAACCGTATTGTGCAGTTTCCGAAGCATCCTTCAGGATAACAAAGCTTTCAATATCCGCCGGATAAATAGATGTAAGCATACTCAGGTCACCAAAAACTCCGTCTACAATAATTAACGGGTCATTTCCAGTAGTCAGGGAGGTAGTGCCACGCAGACGAACAGCATCCAGCGCAGCAGGTCCATTCGAACCTTTCAGAATCGTCAATCCAGGTACCCGTCCACGGATGGCATCCAGCGGATTGGTAATCTGGTCTTTATTCATCTGATTTTCAGTAATTCTTTCCACCAGGCCAGAAAGATTCTTACGAAGTCCGGTGGCATATCCAACAGTGGTTATCGAATCGGGGAGAGCAACATGAAGTTTTGTTTGTGCGACAGCAGGTAAGCCGACTGCAACTAAAAGTAAAGAGAGACAGAATAGGTTCCTTATTCTCTTCATAGTATTCAAATTTAAGAGGTTCCGCAAATATATATGTCACTATATGAAACAAATATATTTGCGGAATAGTTCAACTCATTTCGGCAAATCGATATATGAGTCCTTGAAGCCTAAGAAATAGAGTACCCCATCCAAACCAATCGTATTAATAGATTGCTTTGCGTTGGCAACCACTTTCGGTTTGGCATGGAAAGCAATGCCCAATCCGGCAACGCCCAGCATCGGAAGATCATTCGCTCCGTCACCCACAGCAATGGTCTGTGCAATGTCTACCTTCTCTACCTGTGCAATGAGGCGCAACAGTTCGGCTTTTCGCTTACCGTCCACCACATCTCCCAGATAACGGCCGGTCAACTTGCCGTCCACTATTTCCAATTCATTGGCATATACATAATCAATGCCATATTTCTTTTGAAGATATTGCCCGAAATAAGTGAAACCACCGGAAAGAATGGCTATCTTGTAACCATACTTTTTCAATACATACATCAGGCGGTCTACACCTTCCGTAATGGGCAGATTCTCTGCTATTTCCTGCATGACAGATTCATCCAGGCCTTTCAACAGAGCTACACGCTCACGGAAACTTTCAGTAAAATCTATCTCACCACGCATAGCACGCTCAGTGATGGCTTTCACCTCATTGCCCACACCAGCGCGTATAGCCAATTCGTCAATTACTTCCGTTTCAATCAGAGTCGAATCCATATCGAAACAGATCAGTCGGCGCATCCGGCGATACATATTATCAAGCTGGAAAGAGAAATCCATTTCCAGTTCGCTCGCCAGCTTCATTAACTCTTCCTGCATAGCAATACGGTCTTTCGGAGTTCCCCGGACAGAAAACTCTATGCAGGCACGTGTACGCGAATCACATTCATCCAATGGAATACGCCCCGTCAGGCGTTTGATGGCATCGATATTCATCCCCTGTTCAGCAAGAATACGGGTAACGGCAGAGATCTGGCGGGCAGATAATTTACGCCCCAGCAGAGTAAGAATATAGCGGTTCTTTCCCTGCATATTCACCCAATCTTCATATTCCTTTACTGAAATAGGATAGAAGCGAATCGTCACTCCCAAAGAAGACGCTTTGAAAAGCAACTCTTTCATAATGAATCCTGAATGTTGTTCCTCTGTCTTGCATAAGATACCTAATGACAGTGTATTATGGATGTCGGCCTGACCAATGTCAAGAATAGTAGCGTCGTATTTAGCTAAAATTTCTGTAACAGATGCAGTCAATCCCGGACGATCTTCGCCCGTGACCCGGATAAGTATAAGTTCTGTGCTCAATGGTTGCATAAAAGTTGTTTATCTAAATTAATGAATAACACGATGCAAAAGTAGGCAAAATTTCTTTTGCGCCATTCATTAAACAGTAATAGTTCTGAAAGGTTCCCTCTTTCAGCCTAATGCTAATGAGAAAAACACACCATATCTATTCATCAAATGCATCATATATATCATGCTGAGAGATATCCTGAAATGCAAAACATGTTATATAACATGAAAAAGTTAACCGTTTACTTGATTTTCAATAATAATGTTGTACCTTTGTCCCCGATTTAGAACAAATGGTTCTATAATCTTAGTAAACGTTGATCGTATATTTGTTTGTTAAGACGTTATTTCATCGTCCGACAAACACTTATAAATCAACTAGTATTAACCAAAACCGCCTTACATGAAGCATGTAAAAGAGGATTTGATAATACAAAAACACAAACTCATTGATAATCATTCGATTATAAAACAATCCTATTAAAAATAAGTTCCTAAAATCGTTATATTCCGCATAAAATAACTACTTTTGCTGATGAATGTTTTACGAATGTTTTACGAAAAAAAACAATGTAATGGCAACAGTCAAAATAGTTGTGCTAAAGCACCATCAAAGAGAAGATAAGACGTGGAATGTAAAGATACGAATAACTCACGAGCGAGAATCTGCTTATATATCTACTCAATATTATGTAGGTAAAGAGCTCATATCGCAAAAGGCAGGAAAGTTCGAACTGAAAGAAAATAATAACCCAGTATATGATGCCGTTACTCTTGACGTACTTAATATCAGAAAGGAAATCGTAAGACTTGGGCACCTTATTGATAGTTTTACAGCCAAAAGACTGTGTGCTCATATGGAAGAGATGCTTTCAGGAAACAATTCTAAGGATGTACATTTTTTCCCATTTGCATATGAGTATTTTGAAGAAATGACAAAAGCAGGAAGAGCAATAGGAGTTACTCATTGTACGAGAATCAAAAAGTTCCAAACTTTTGTAGGAAGTTCGGTTGACCTTTTTACAGATATTACATCTGCCTTACTATATAAATATGAGGAATATTTAAAAAAGAATGATTTCTCGATAGTATCAATCATAGATTATATATCTGTAATTCACAATGTATTTTCAGCCGCAAAGTTAAAATACAATGATGAAGATGCTGGTATTATAAAGATTCCCAATAATCCTTTCGTTAAATACAAGTATCCCAAGAAGCCTGTAAATAGAAAAAAAGCATTGACAAGAGAGCAGATCCAGAATATTATGACATTTAAAACCAAACTTAAAGGTGTACAGATAGCCAGAGATGCTTTTATCATTTCTTTTCTGTTATGTGGTATCAATTCTGCGGATTTATATTATATCGTAGAAAATAATGGGCGTGTAGATTATGAGAGAAGAAAAACAAAGGATAGAAGAGCAGACAATGCTTTCATTTCCATTAAAATAGAACCAGAGTTACTTCCTTATATAGATAGATACAAGGATAATGAGAGATTATTCTCTTTTCATCAAAGAAATTCCTCTCATGCGCAATTTAATCGAGCAGTAAACGAACACTTAAAAGTGATTGGCAAAGCGCTTAATATTGATGGCCTAACATTTTATGCAGCGCGCCATTCATGGGCTACTATTGCCCGTAATGATTGTGGTATACCAATGGAGGATATTGCTATATGTCTTAATCATAAGTCAATATATAATATAACTGATCAATATATAAAAAGAGACTGGGGGATTATAGACGCAACAAACAGGAAAGTTCTTAATTATCTTTATAATATCAATCAAATAGAATAATTTTCACATAACTTTTTTATCTATTTCCTTATATTTTCCCTATCTTTGTCATGCGCATTATGCTGTACGCAACCAATTATGACGAAAAGACATGGGAAAATCCTTAACTGTTAAGCAAGAAAACTTCTGCAATTACTATATTGAAAGCGGTAATGCTTCCGATGCCTATCGCCGTGCCTATTCGTGTAGAAAGATGAAAGACGAAGCGGTGAATGTTAAAGCAATTGAGTTGTTAAATAACGGTAAGATTACGGTAAGGGTTAAAGAGTTGCAAGAAGAGCAAAAAAACAAGTCTGATATAACTAAAGAGCGTATTTTGCAAGAATTGTCCAGCATTGCATTTTCTACAATTGCTGATATGCATAACACGTGGATTGAACGTAAGGATTTTGATAAACTTTCTAAGCAAGAAAAATCTGCAATAAAAAGTATATCTACAAAGACACTTAAAAAGAATATTGGTACAAGTGATGATCCTGAAATTGTCGATGTTGAATATGTAAAGATAGAGCTATATGATAAGATTAAGGCTATTGAGCGCATTTGTAAAATGCTTGGATTTGATGCTGCTTCGGAAGTAAATGTTAATACTCCCAAGCCTATGAGCGTAGAGGAAGCCAAACTACTTATTAATGGGTTATGATTGATGGTAACACATATCTTAGAGCATTCTGTCTGTCCGGTACGCTTAATTATACAAGATTCTTCTTCAAGAGCAAAACCGGAAGAAGATTTGTCGTAAACAAGCATCATGATATAATATGTAATGCTCTTGATGATGTAATTGCCGGAAAGATAAAGAAACTCATCATAAATATTGCTCCTCGATATTCTAAGACGGAACTTGCAGTTAAGAATTTCATATCCGCAGGGCTTGCTATAAACCCTGCATCCAAATTCATACACCTTTCTTATTCCGATGACCTCGCTCATGATAATTCCGAAGAGATAAGGGATATTGTTAAATCAGAGGATTATCGGAACTTATTCCCTTACGTTGAAATAAAAGATGGTTCTGACAGTAAAAAGAAATGGGTTACTACAGCAGGAGGAGGTGTATATGCTGCATCTACAGGAGGGCAAATAACAGGTTTTGGCGCGGGGGAAGTTGACAATATAGAAGATGAGATAGACAGTATTTCTTCGGTTGGCAGGTTTGCCGGTGCCGTTGTTATTGACGATCCTATAAAGCCGGAAGACGCTCTTTCAGATTTGAAAAGAGAAAAGATAAACCAACGGTTTGAAACAACCATCCGCAACCGCGTGAATAGCCGTAATACTCCTATCATTATAATCATGCAGCGTCTCCATGAAAATGATTTGTGCGGCTATTTGATGAGAACCGAACCGGGAGAATGGACTGTTATTTCGTTGCCAGTTATTGAATATGATAAGGATGGCAAAGAAAAACCTCTATGGGAATTTAAACATGAATTGAAGGAACTGTACAATCTTCGTAGAATCAATCCATTTGTATTTGAGACACAATATATGCAGAATCCTAAACCTATGGAGGGGCTTATGTACGGCAAATTTAAGACCTATAAGGAAATCCCATATACCAATAGGGCTATACGCAAAAACTATACAGATACAGCAGATACAGGTGAGGATAATCTTTGTTCTATAAATTACATAGATACTGAAATAGGAAACTTTATATTGGATATAACCTATACAAGTGCTTCTATGGAAGAAACTGAGCCTATAGTAGCCACCATGCTGGCAAAAGACAACATAACCATATCCAATATAGAGAGTAATAACGGTGGACGTGGATTTGCCCGTAATGTAGAATCTCAATCTAGGATAATTGGAAACAACACTACAGAGATAAGATGGTTTCACCAGTCGGCAAACAAGGAAGTACGTATATTTACACGAGCATCCGAAGTAATGAACCTTACTTATATGCCGGAGGGTTGGGAAACTCTGTATCCTGATTTTTATGCCGAGATAAGCGGTTTTAGAAGAAAAGGAAAGAATGCCCATGATGATGGGGCCGACTGCCTTACCGGGTGTGTTGAGAAGCGTGGAGAATTTGATTATGAAAGTTATGATGATATAGATACAAAAGGGATGAACAGCATTGTGGAGATACATCCTCTGATAAACGGAAAGTTCTGTTATACGAAAGCGTATGTTGTTGACGGAAAGGTTTATATAGCGGAATCATATATCGGGAATACTTTGCCATTGGACGATGTTTCTGCTAGGGTGAAGAATGCAGAAGTAAACATTGAGGCTTCTAATATAATGCTGCATTATATAAGAGATTACCGTGCATCCATAGGAGAGGTATGGGCAAGGCAGGAAAGAAGCAGTAAGTTCCCGTATATTGAATCTTTCAAGGCTTTGGTTTCTGGATTCAAGTTCAGGCGTTCTCCTGACATGGAAGGATTTATGCGGAACCTTATGGATTATGACGGCAAGGACGTGTATGAGGCAATGTATGTCTTATGTTGTATAGCCGATAGGGCAAAAAGAAAGAATTTATTAAAAATAGAACATTGACTTTTGTGTTATATCCGTGATTTTTTTGCCTAACAATCTAAAAATATTAAAAATGGAACATAATATAATATGCAGAATACTGGGTCATTCGTATAAAAGATGGAGCGGAGGATTGTTCTTCTGTTCAAGATGCGGACATGTTCCGGAGTTTCATAGTAGGCATCTTAATATAAAACCTCCAAAAAAGAAAAAATAGTTTTGTTTTTATTTGGAATTATTCTAAATAAGAAATATATTTGCACCGTAGGGTCACTTACAATCGTATGAAGTTGTACGAAACCGTATTAATAGGACTAAATCACTAATATATGGGAGTGACCGCATTTATTTGCTGTCACTCTTACTTTATATATGGGCATATTTACTCAATTTTGGAAACCAAAGGGAAAGAAAGCTATTCCGATGCGGGAAAATGTCAACCGCGTGGAGCAAGATGCTGAAGGAAACTACTGGTTCCTTTCGGATTTATTCGGTCACCGTACTAAATGGAAGGCTTATTATGACATGACAGATGACAAGGAAAAGGCAGAGGCACTTTCCGCTTGTACGCCTTTCTTTACTGTAGTAGACAAAATAGGTTCCATGATGTCAAGAGGCGTCCCATATGTAGTGGATAAGAATGGCAATGAAAAAAGATCCTATGTTGACATCCGCAATATATTGGATACTCCTAATCCATTGCAAACTTTTTCCTCATTTGTGAAACAAATAGAAATCTGCCTTAAGGTGTTCGGGTATTGTCCTATAGCCCTTGTAAGAACTGGGATAGAAAGTGTGCCAAAGGCCATGTGGGTTGTCTCTCCTGAACTATTCCATATTGTCGGTACCGGAAAGGTATTTCGCCAGTTTGAGCTTTCAGAAGTTATATCTGAAGTTTATATCGATTGGAGTGGGAAACGGTTAAAATTGGAAGATTATGAATATCTTATCATATATGACAGTGGCATTCGTATAAATGATAATGTTTCAGATATTGAGTTTGAATCTGTTTCCGATAGTTTGTCCCAGCCTATATCCAATTGGGTAGCTTCCATGTCTGCAAGCCATACGCTTTTAGTCAATGGAGGTCCCAAAGGGGTTTTGTATAATGATTATACAGACCAAATGGGAAATATTGCTCTTACTTCGGAAGATGAGAAGGAGATAAAGGATAGGTTTAAGAGAGACTATGGGCTTGTGGGCAAGGAATATCCGATATTGGTTACACGCCAAAAACTAGGGTGGCTTCCTCTTGATTTTAATGCCGACCAGTTGAAGCTTCATGAAGAAGACAAGCGATGTACGGATAAGATTGCCAATGCGATGGGAATTAACGCTAATCTCTTTACGGATGCCAAGTACGATAATCTTGAGAGTGCCGGGAAAAAGGCTTATCAAGATGTGATAATTCCCGATAGCATAAAGATTGCCGGATGCCTTACGAGGGCGATATGTCCTGAAGGTGTATTCATAAAGATAGACTTTACGAATGTTGAATGTCTGCAAACTAACAAAGAGACGGAAGCCAATACTCTTGTCAAAGTTGCCGACGCTTTACAAAGGTTGCTTGACAAATCTCTGATTACTTATGATGAAGCACGTATAGAGGTAGCTAAGTATATAGATATTGATCCGGAAAATCCAAAAGGAGAATACGAAAACAATAATAATGATGAAAACAACCGTCAATAAATACAAAGGCAGGATGGGAATGCAACATAAGTTGTTTTCCATCAATTCCAAGGATGTACAGTATGATCCAGAGAGCCGTATAATTAGTGGGTATGCAGCTATATTTGGTAACAAAGACAAGGCTGGTGATATATTGTTGAGAGGATGTTTCTCAAAAAGCATTCGTGAAAGAGGACCAGAAAGTGGAGCTAACGATAAGATTATATTCTTGTGGATGCATGACATGTCAGAGCCTATTGGACTTCCTACCATATTAAGAGAAGATGAAAAGGGGCTTTATTTTGAAGCGCGTATTGATGAGATAGAACTTGGGGATAGAGCTATAACGCAACTTGAGTCCGGTACTCTCAATCAATTCTCCATCGGATATGAGTATGTGTGGGAGAATTGCGAATGGGATTATGAAAAAGAAGCTTTGATTGTTAGAGAAGTAAAGCTTTATGAAATATCAGTTGTATCTATTGGATGTAATGGGGAGACTGAATATTTGGGACTTAAATCTATAGAAGATTGTGAAAAGGAATATAAGGAACTGGACGAAGAAGTTTCCTTGTTGTGTAAAAATATGAGTTTATCAAAACAGTGTAAATTACAGAAAATAATAGCCAAAGCAATGTCACTTGCTTCTTTTAGGCCGGAGAATGCAACCAATACTCCACCTTTGGGAACGGGAGCCGACAATGAAAAAGGCGGTGATAAAAAAGAATTGTATAAAATGTTAAAATTAAAATCGGTATGAAATTAGGATTTATGGAGCTTCTGGATACGTCCGGTTTGCCTGAAGAAAGCAAAAAATTCTTTGAGACTATGGACGAAAAAATGGGAACGGCTCTTGAGGAACAAGTAAAAGGTGTCCTTACGAATGAAGTGAAATTGGATGAACTGCGAAAATCCATCAAAGATGCTGCGGATTCTATCAATGAAATTAAAGGTAAGGACTTTCCCGGTATTGATAAAAAGACATTTGATGAGAAGGTCAATGAGTTGGAGAATGCCATTCTACGTGTAAAGGCAGCTACTGAAATTAGCGGGAATGGAGAAATAAAGGTTAAATCCGTCTATGACCAACTCTACGAGCAATTGAAGGGGTATATTACGACGGACAAGAAAGGGGTTTCAACTCTTGAACTCAAAGAGGCATGTAAGGCTGCTCCTGGGAATAAACTGGAGATCAATCTTGTGTTGGATAAAAAAGGAACTGCCGCAACTATTGCATCCGGCACTTTGGCCCCTCACTATGGGGTTGAAGTTGATCCAAATTTATCTGTCAATCCCAGAGCGCAGACAGTTATAAGAAATTATGCAAACGTGTCGGGTACAAATAGCCGTTCTCTGATTTACGCTGAATATGTGAGCAAGGATGGCGATGCAGCATGGGTTCAAGAAGGAGGACTTAAGCCTCTTATGGATGCCACGTTGACAGAAAAGACGGCTACTGCTGCAAAAATTGCCGTTGTCGCAAAATTTACCGAGGAAACATTGACAGACTTTCCAAGCTTCGTTAATGAAGTTCAAAGCGAAATGATAAATAAACTTGGGATCAAGGAAGAACAAGGAATTTTGGATGGTACGGGGAGCAATGGGGAAATCAAGGGAGTCGCTGCCGACATGCCAGCATTTTCTCTTACCGGATTCAATGTGGAAAAAGCGAACATGTTTGATGCTCTTGTAGCCTCATACTCACAGATTGTCTCTGCGAGCGAAATGGCTTATCGCCCGAACCTTGTATTGATGAACCCATTAGATTATGCGGCAATGCAGTTGACGAAGGATGCCAACGGACAGTATCTTCGTCCGTTCCGCTATGGCGACGAACTGATACAAGGATTACGTATCGAAACCACGACTGCCATCGAGCAAGGAGACTTTATCATGGGTGATTTCTCCTATCTGAATATACGCGATCTCTGGGCTCTGTCAATGTCTGTCGGTTGGGAAAATGATGATTTTCGCAAGAACATTGTTACCGTATTGGCTGAAAAACGATTGATGTGTTATATCAAGTCACAGTATAAGACTGCCTTCGTGAAGGATTCATTTGCCACGGTAATTGAAGGGATAACTCCATCTGCTCCGGGTGTAGGTGGATAAAAGATAAATATCATATGATTATGGGAAAAGAATATAAGATGAATTTAACCAAGCGTTACGAAGTGACGTTTGTAAAAGATGGGACTAAATATAAGTCCGGTGATAAGGTTTTGGTTGGCATGCCTCTTGCAAGTAGGTTTTATTCTGAAGGGAAAATTGAAGCCACCAATGAATTACTAAATGATGCCAAGGCATTAGGCTGTGAGGAACTTTTTACTAAGCGTAAAAGAAAAGAAACTGTATGATAATTGACTACACATATTTCACCGAGATGCTTGGCGTCGGGATAAGCCCGTATACTGGTGCATCTCCTGTAACTAATGAAGCTGAAGCTGATAGAATAAACGCTTATGCAGAAGTGTATGAACGCGAATATTTGGAGAAAATTCTTGGTGATGATATGTGTAGTGAATTTTTATCCTACATTGAATCTCGCGAAAATCGTGTTGATAAATGGGAAAAGTTGTACGCCTTATTGTCAGAGAAATATAGCCCTATAGCATGCTATGTGTTTTTCAAATATATATCAGAGGCTAATTATAGCGTTACAGGGGTAGGAGTTGTTACATCTTCGGATGATGATACCGTTTCTCCTAACGTCTTACAGATAAGGGTCTGGAATGATATGGTGAATATGAATAAAAGGGTATATAAATTGCTTATGGATGACGAATATAAGGGTGTGTGCTTCAACCCTTGCATGTTACGCAAGATAAATAGTATGGGAATATGAAGTCATTAAATAAAGTTTTTGAGGATGTGGTTAAACGTGTTTCTGGCAAATACGGTAAGAATGTATCATATTTGTTCGGAGATTGGGCGTACATAAGCAATCAACTTACTGTATGGAGCCATTCTCCCAAAACAAGCTCTTTAAAGTTTCCTATAATTTGTCTATATTCTCCATTTGAGGAGGATAGGACAAACGTGGAAACAAAAGCATCCCTTGATTTTATAATAATGGTAAATACTTTAAAGACTTATACTAATGAAGACCGTGAAAAAACTTCGTTTGAGCAAGTTCTTCGCCCTATTTACCATATTTTCCTTGATGAGATAGGGAAGGACCCTTCCATTAAAAGCAATTATAATGAGATAATCCCTCATTCTTATTCGGAAAATTACCGATATGGGCGTGTTGGGGTAATAGGAGAGGACGGTAAACCTTTTCATGATTTTATCGACGCTATCGAAATTAAAGATATGAATCTAACTTTTAAAGAAACAAAGTGTTATGGCAATAGATTATAGAGAATGTCCGGGACTTGCCACGTTTAATACGGGTAGTTCTGTTTGTGTGCTTGATCCTGGAAAAGTAAAGGCTATTATATTGACTATTCATGGTCATAAATTGCCGGAAGATAAGACTGCGGACGCAATTGAGGCGGCTTGTCATGCAGATAGGCCGGAACGCATATTCCCGATCAAGACAATTGTAGAATATGCTCCTTCCGGTGGAGAAGCTCAAACTTCTGCAACCGGTTATGGACCTACAAAGATAACAGGTTATTCCGCTAAGAATGACGTGTGGACTTTGCAGGATTATGATGCCAGTCTTAAAGCTAATATTATGGCTGCAAAGAATGTTGCATTTGATGCATATTTCGTAGATGAGAATAATATCGTCTACGGCATGAATGACGGGACTGAATATTTAGCGGGAATCCCCTTGTCCGGTGTATATCCAGGTGGTCAGGATTGGGACTCTTCCGGTACGGAGGCAAACCTTACGGTTGCCACGATGTTTAAAGACTATGAGAAGTATATCAAGAGTGCTGACGTATCAGCTTATAAATTTGATGTGGTTGAAGCTTTGAAAGGGCTTGTTTATGTTGAATTGAAATCACTGGAATCTGGAAAATATAAGTTGGTTGAGCATTTCGGAAAACTTGATATTACAGAGCATTACGGTGAATTGCTGGCAAAGAATGCAACAACTGCATTAGGTGTATCGGATTCTCCTGCCGCATCTTATGCTGACGGGGTAATAACAGTTTCTGGAAACCCGAAACTTGCTAAGCCTTCTGTTTTACAGGGATTAGGTATTACTGGTATAGAAGCGTGGTCATGACAATAGATGGGGTTGTGTTCTTTGAAGATGTTGTGCGTTCTATGAATAAAAATCAGTTTATAGAAAAATGCAAAACTCTTTTCTATCTGAATATTCCAGATAGGGAACGAATGGAGAAGCTTTCTGGTATATATGATAAGATATGCGGAATTTCCAAAAGTAAGAACCGGGACCCGGATTCTGTTTTATAATGTTTAATTAGGGGCGTTTATTCGCCCCTTAATTGTAAGGGTTATGGCTAATATAATAGAGGCTGAGAAAAACTTCAATGCGCTTGTGGAAGGGTTTGAGTCCATGATACGTAATATAATGGCTGCACAGAAGAAAGAGGTGCAAATATATATTACAGAACAGTTGTATTCCGGTGTAAACGGTAAAGACAAGCCTTTGCGTCCAACTTACTTGAACGACCCTTATTTCAAAAGCCGTGAATCCGGGAAATGGTATAAGAACGCCCGTGGCTATATGATGTGGAAGGAAGGAATAACACCCCCTTACGCTTCTTCATGGCTTGGCATTCCCAGACGATCACCGGATACTCCAAACTTGATTATCAGGGGTGATTTCCATAACTCCATAACTGCAGTACCTTTCGATAAGGGGCTTAGAATTGAAAGTGTAGGGGTCAGCTTTAGCGATGATATAGAGCGTAAATACGGGCAGGCAATATACAGAGTGGGATCTTATGCAAGAAGGTACTTTATCGAGAAATATGTGAAGAAGGGTATTGAGGATTATTTTAGAAAGTTTGGTGTAGAATGAGTTGTGCATGCGAAAACCGGAAGAGGCAGGAAAATATTGAGAGGATGAGATTGCTTGCCAAGAAAGCCGCCATTATGGAAAGGCGCGTCTATATCCTCTATGAGAATGGCGGTGTATTCGGGTTTGTACCGGAAGGGGTTGAGTATAAAGGGGTGTTTGTTGAATATGTGTGGTATATATGATACAAAAAAAGAGGACTGCGAAAGCCCTCTTAATATTAACCGAATATTTTACCTTGTAAATTAGTCACCAATCATCATTTTCTGAAGATTTATTTTTTATTTGGGTTATAATTTTATTTACTATATCATTCATCCCTTTTTCTGTAGCTTCTTTTAGTTTTGGGTATCTTAATTTCCCTTTGGTGTTGTAAAGATATAAAGTTGGTGACATGTCTGCTACTCCCCATCCAGAACCGAAAATATATTCTTTCTTATTTTCTCCGTGTCCTTGCGTGCAATTGATTATATAAGGTGCATCAATTCTTATTTTATCATCCTTGAATTGAAATGTAATCTTATATGTAACATCTACGCAAGATTTGGAGGGCTGACCCAAAATTTTTATAGGCCAACAAATATTATCAGTATATGCAGTTATAGATATTGTTTCATATTCACTTGTACTCATAACATCTTTAGGAGAGATATATGATGATGTCAGAGCTGATTTGGCTTTTGTAAATAGTTCTTTTTGTGTCATTCCTTCAAATTCATATACAACATATCCCTTTCCGTCTTCTGTTGTCAATGGCCCATCTTTAATTATAAATTGTGCTTTACATGTAATAGATGAAAGTAAAGCTAACAAAAACAATATCCTTTTCATGTTGATTAATATTAGTATTTCTGCAAAATAACCTCAAACAAAGCATTCTGACAATATATTTAATAAAAATCTTTATAATTTAGACGTTATCTAAATAATTAGTCCACTTTTATATTGATATTCTTGCCGCAATGTGGGCAGGTGAGAGAAAGACTGTCTTTCTTTCCTACTATTTCATCTTTTGACACTAACAACTCCCATATTTCTACATCTAAAGCGTCAGCAATCTTTTCCAACGTAGTGTATGATGGTTTTCCTGCTACAATTTGAGCAAGCCCAACAGTACTCATACCCAACTTTTCGGCAAACTCTTTTTGAGTATAACCTTTTTCTTTTATTACTTCTTTTATCCTCATAAGTATATCCTTTAATATTTATAATGCAAATATAAGTGAATAGTTTGTTTGTTATAGTATTTGCTTTAATAATAGATGTTAAACATAAGCATTTTCTTTATTTATATCGATATTTATTAAAGTAAATACTATATATTTGCATCATCAAAGTTAAACGAACAATAAATAAGATATGAAAGCAAGTAAATACAATAAATCGGAGAAAGTCCAAGCCCGTTCAATCTCCGACACCTGAACAAACATCTAACACCACATAAATGACGCTAAGGAACGCGCGAGGCTATCGACCAATGTTCGCGTTGACGCCCCGCCAGTAAACGGCTGGCGGGAACATTAATGTGAGATGAAGCATGAATCTGATAGTTAATCAATTACATTGCTATTTCTTGCAACATTGTTAATAAACATCGTTAATTAACAACATTATTATTTTGTTGATATTCAAGAATTTAAGTTGCATATATGAAAGTCATTTTGTAAGTTTGCACGTACAAAACAACGTTGTTATTTACCCGCGTGGCTGTCGGTAAAAGCACTAAAGATATTACTGGGCATTTCCCCTTGAAGCTGGCAGCCACATTAAGCTTCATTGGGATTTGCCCTTTCTCTTTATTATTATGTCAAGAGTGACTATTATATTAAGGAGGGTTCAGCAGGCGCGAGTAATGGCGTAACGGGGTTCGATTCCCTACCTGCTACAAGTCAGTCAAAGTAAATCCCCGAAAGCGGAAGTGACTGAGCCGCTAACGGGGATAGTATTAATTTCATAACTGTGCAAAGATATGAAAAATTTAAATGAAAATCAAATCTTCCAATACAATGGAAGTCCTATTACCTTTCAGAAAGGCGATAGCGTAGTGGTAAACGCCACTGAAATGGCTAAACCTTTCGGGAAAAATGCGGGTCATTGGATGCGTAACCAATCTACCCAAGAGTTTATTAATGAATTGGCAGCTTTGCGAAATTGCAAAGGTTCTGATTTAGTGCAAATTGAAAATGGTATAGGATGCTGGATGCACGAAGATGTAGCAATGGAATTTGCTCGTTGGTTAAGTCCCTCTTTTGCCATTTGGTGTAACGACCGCATCAAAGAGCTTCTTCAATACGGAATGACCGCCACTCAGCCAACTTTGGAGCAAATGATAAACAATCCCGACTTGGTTATCAGCCTTGCGACACAGTTGAAAAATGAGCGTGAGGAAAAACAACGTCTTGAACAGCAGAACGCCAAGCTACAGCCCAAAGCCGACTTTGCCGACAAGGCATTCCAAGCCGAAAACAGCAAAGTTGATATAAGTATGAGCGCAAAGATACTCGGTCTTCCGTTTGGCAGAAACACATTATTCAAGAAATTGCGTGAGGCTGGTGTATTCTTCTCTAATAAGAACGAACCTAAGCAAAGGTACATTGATGCAAAATACTTTGAGATGACAGAAAAGTACATTGAACGTAATGAACATCCGAGTTTTGTTGTAACAAAGGTACTTGTTACTCAAAAAGGTTTGGCTTATATAAATCATTTGTTTGGAGGGAAACCTTCTGATGGGAAACTGGCAAGAATAAGATAACCTAACCACATAGCATATCAATCAGCACGTCATTAACTTGGCGTGCCTAAACATCCTGCGTTAATTTATAACGTTGTTAATAAACCTAACATTATTCAATCATGGAAATAAGTACAGCAATGATGCAGCATATATTGCGCATGTCGGAAAGCTATGCGGATGTGCTGACTGAATTAAGGCAAGTAAAGAAGGAGCTTGCAGAACTAAAGGGAGAAACAAATAATGAACCTCGTGTCTTAAAAACCAAATACCCTAATATGGGCGTTATAATAAGAAAATGAAAAAGAGATACTTTGTTTATTATGCTTAAAAACATGTGTTATCCCTGTGTTGTTTATAACAAATATGTTATATTTGCAGCCGTAAACAAATGCTCTTTGAAATGAAAACAACAGAGTTCTTAAAGAAAGCTGCAAAGATAGGCTGCTATTTTGTAAGCCACGGCAAAGAACACGATGTATGGTACAGCCCAAAGACGGGCAAGTATTTTCGTGTAGGCAGGCATGGCTCTCAAGAAATAAAGGGCGGCACTCTTAACAGCATGATGAAAGATGCGGGTCTTAAATGACCCGCACATTTGTTTACCCTAAACTTATTAATTATTAGCGATATGAAAGTAACGGCAGTAATTGAAATGTGGGATGATAAGACAATCAGTGTTTATGTCCCCGAATTTGAAGGATTCAGTTTGAACGGTCAAGGCAAAAGTGTTGATGAAGCGAAAATCTCACTGCATGAATGTATTGATGATTATATTTCCATGCTTAAAGAGCAAGGTAATGAAGTGCCGGAGGTGTTGAAGAATATAGAGTTTGAGTATAAGTATGATATAGCTTCATTCTTTGATAATTTCAAGTTTATAAGTGTATCTACTTTTGCAAAGTATGCAGGTATCAATCCTTCTTTGATGCGCCAGTACAAGCAACGTATAGCCTTTGCTTCTGAATCCCAGAAATCAAGGATAGAGGAAGCCATACATAGGGCAGGGAGGGAAATGTTGGCGGTACAGCTTTAAATTTGGCATTTGTTTACGCAAGTCCTCTTCGGAGGCATATTCAAGGCGGTGGAACTTAGATTTCACCGCCTTTTTTGCGCCCAAAATTATTATTAATCCTTCCATATAATGCCACCATAATATCTATCTTACAGATTAGTGAGCCATTTCTTCCCTTTTTTGGTAAAAGTCCATAGGTACATACCGCCTACTACTACTATTCCTACCGTAAAAATAAAACCTAAT